TCGCGTTGAAGCGGTCGTGCAACGGATTCACAACATGGGACAGTCTCCCACACGGAAGCGGGACCGGAGCGAGACTTATCCAGGTATAGCGGCTGCAATGGCCGAGCAGTGGGGCATATTGAATGATAACCAAGGGGAAGTATATTAATGAGTAAGTTGAAAAAGAACGTCTATGGTGTGTTGGAATTGAACTCGTCGGGCCGAGAGATACTGCGCGCCATACGCTGGATGGATCGTTGGGATAGGCTCAAGGGCTGGCTCAAATGCAAGTGGACAGGCAAATAGGGGAATAGCTATGTCAATGTTAGAGAATGCAAGACTCATGAAGAAGATCGCTAAGCACGGTCTGGACTTCGTGACAGAGACTTGCGAAAAGACACTAATCAGTACTACGACTACTATGTGTAATGGGGAGGAGATTTACGCTCAAGAGATAGACATGCAACCTATCTACGAGATATTCGAGCGTCGGCTTATACACAAGCTGAAAAAGCTGAGAATGCTTAAGTGAGTGCTGTTGAAATCCAGAAGCTGGAAGACACCACATTTACCTTAGAGGCCCAGCTAGATCTGTTGCTTGGGGAGAGGAGACGATTACGCGAGCTTGAAAAATCAGTATGCAGCCAGTTGAACGATTGCCGTGTTCAACTGGCGACTTTAAAATCGTTGCCTGCTTACTGACCCAGTTTACGTGATGGTCGCCCCTGGTTTTGCCGTATATGCTCTCTGAGCAAGGTGTCCTGCCTTCAATAGCAAGCCACGCGAGCAGCAATTATGCTGAGGAATGTCAGGCCCCATCGCGTCTTTACACCTTCGTATGTTGCCCACGATTTAGGGTTGACATATACCATGCAATGAGCAATACTCCCACTATAGCAACAACACACAAGCGGATCAAATAATGTCTAAACAAGAAAAGCCACTCGAACGCGCTCCGTTGCTACAACAGATTCAAGCGAACTTGAAGGACAAGATGACTCACCCAGTTATGGCTGACTCTCCTGTTGTTCGAGAGATGTTAGTTAAGCAAGGGGAGCGTCGTGCTTAGTGATGTGATGACAGACACTGCACCTCTACCTGCGTCTCGCCACGCTGGTCGGAGGTTTAAGTGTGTCCGTCGTCGCGGTACGGAGCATCCCTTTGGCAAAGACACACTCACCGGCGGTCAGACGCTTGGTGTCAGGTACGAGAACCGAATTGGAAAGAAGATTGAAGATTGGTGCGGCAGCCAAGACGTCCACGAGTTCTGGTCAAATGAGTGGATCGAGTACGATGGCAAGCTTGCGCAGCCGGATAAGGTAGTGATCCTATCCTCCGGCTGCGCCCTTCTTTTCGAGGTTAAATTAACCTGGGTAGATACCTCAGACCAGCTTGCTTTCTACACCAAACTACTTGCCGCATTAGGATACCCTGTTACTATGCAGGTGACTGTGTGCAAGAACCTGCGGCCAGGTGTGCCTCGTGAACTTATCGTTCGCAGCCTGGATGAAATCTATGATGGCTGCGTTTTGCAGATGCGCTCATGATTGAATTGGGGCCAGAGGAAAAACCAATTGCAGCTGCACCGACATGGCTGAAGAGTCCTGCCACAGTCATACCTATCAAGACTATTCAGGAATTTGAGGAAAGGGCTAACGAGTTCTTTGAGGACTGCCTCATTAGAGAGTTGCGCCCAACGATTACAGGCCTCGCCCTAGCTGTAGGCCTTCCCGGTCCAACCACACTCCTTCGCTTGGGTCAACGTATACCCGAGCTGCGTTATAGCCTCAGCCGCTGTATCACGGCAATCGCTCACGAATACGAGCAGATGATCGGGTCAGGAACAGCGACCGGCCCAATGTTCATGCTTAAGAACTTACCGGACTTCGACCCGGAAGAAGCAGATGGCGAACCAGCTGTACTATTCTTTAATGACCGCAAAGAGATCACGCTGACTACCGATATTGCAGGTAGGGCCGTGGCAGGGGAAGAGTTCGAAGACGCTGATCCACTTGACGTATACCTTTCCGTCATCAAGAAACCTATCCGTAACAAAGCCAGCAACAAACCATTGCTCGAATCCAAACATAGTCACCCCGCTCGTCCAAGTATGTTCCGAATTATTGAGCAGGCTGAGAAGGAGGTTGCTGAGCAATGAGTGCCTTCGAGATTGATTGGGCTGCCCCCGACTACACAGAAGTGTACGCGATGCGAACTGAAGCACTTGCGCGCCTTCGAGAGAATCCAAGAGCCCTAGAACACCTGAAGGCCCACTACGCTGAGAACTGGGTAGACTTCATTAATGACTGGGGCATGACGTATGACCCTCGGAAGCAGGGACAGAAGTATTCTCCCTTCATGCTGTTTCCGAAACAAGAAGATTATGTCGAGTGGGTACAAGACCTGTACCTTACTGGCCGACGAGGACTTGCCGAAAAGTCTCGTGAGGTTGGTTTTACTTGGCTCTGTGTTGCTTGCGCGGCCTGCATTTGGCTGTATTCACCCCACGCCGTTGTCGGCTTTGGCTCTCGTAAAAAGGAACTCGTGGATAATGGAGATGCTGATCCTGACTCCATCTTTTGGAAGATAAGATCATTCATTGACCATCTTCCAGCCGAGTTCTTGCCTGCAAATCATACGCAAGGCCGTAAGCTAATGTCGGTTCCTAATCCTGCAAACAAGTCTGTGATAAAGGGCGAGATTGGGGATGAGATTGGTCGAGGTGGTCGCGCAGGCATTTATTTCGTAGACGAGTTTGCTCACTTGGAACACCCAGACATGGCGGAGTCAGCGCTCAGTGCTAACACGGACTGTCGCATATATGTCTCCACGGTTAACGGCCCAGGCAACCTCTTTTACCGTCTTCGTCACTTCCTTCCTAACGACCAGATTTTCATCTTCGATTGGAAGGATGACCCACGAAAGCGTCTGAATCCTAAACACCCTCCTGAGATGGAGCCCTGGTACGTTAAGCAGAAGCGGGAACTGCTACCAACTACGCTGGCTAGTCAGGTCAACCGGAACTATCATGCCTCTGTTGCCAACACCTTCATTGACGCAGACGCGTTGAAAGAGGCTATCGGTCGGAAGGTAGACACTATCCAACAGGCATATGACGTGCCGTGGTCTATCGGGATTGATGCAGCGGGCCAAGGTAACGACGAGATTGTTATCTGGGCCAGGAAAGGGCGAATAAGTGTGGCTCCCAAAACATTTGAAAAGATGGACGGTGTGCAGCTTGCTGGGGTAGTTGAGCGTATATGCACAGACCTCCTGCCAACTGGGGCTATAAGAATCATAGCAATAGAACGTGATGGGCCTGGCGGCTCCGCCGCAGATCAACTAATGTATGGCCCTTTTTCAAGTATCCTAGTTGCTCTGCATACTGGTGCGAAGCTTAAGGACGGAAAGAACTTCAACGTCCGTGCTTGGCTACATCAACAAGCGTATGACTATATCAAAGACACCGAATGCGCCCTGCCTGACGATCACATCTTTGAGAGTCAAGCAACAGCTATACAAGCAAGTTACAAAGGTGGACTTCTGCTGATCGAGTCGAAAGATGATTATCGTGCTCGATTCGCAACAGGACGCTCAAGACAAGACAAAGCCGCTTCGAAATCTCCAGACCGTTGGGACGCTTTCATGCTCTCGTTTGCACAAACACGAGCTGCACCTGTTAAAGCGATCTCACACGATGAAGAGTTCTTCGGGCGAAGAGGATCATCACCCAGTTGGAAGCCTAAAGACAGGATGATGGGCTACTAGCAATACGTTTGGCACCATGCCAAAAGGCAATACAATGACTATAGCGAAACTCAACTCAGACGAAAGAGAAGAACTTGCCAGGCAGCTGTGTGAGGAGCGAGATAATGCTGTCAAGAAACGCAAGCAAAAAGGACTGGATACAATCTGGGGCAACGCACGGGCTCGGTACGAAGGTAAAGAACCTACGGACGGAAACCAGGGTGGGTTTGAAAAGCCTGAAACCTTAGATGGGCCTATGCAAGCAGCACAGACAACCACTCCGCAACCAGGCAAAGGATCAACCGTGGTGCTCAACATCACACGCCCCTATGTCAACGCGGGCACAGCAATGGTTGCGGATATTCTTCTCCAGTCTGGCAAGCTGCCTTTCTCTCTCCGGTCTACTCCGATCAGTGATGCTCAAACGCTCATGCGAGCTATTGTCGAATATCCTGAAGTTATACCGTTGTTAGAATCTACTGCACCGAAGCTAGCTCAACGTATGGGCGTAGAAGAAGATGTGGAGAACGGCCCAGCAGCCAAGGCTCTAGAACTTATCAAGGACTGGTTGAAAGAGGCTAACTGGGATGCTGCAGTCCGTGAACAAATCATGGAAGCTGGAAAAGTCGGCACAG